TTCGAATAAAAGAAAATATAAAGGCTATTGAAAACCTTATAGGAAATTTAGCTAAAATTTAAAATAAATTAAAATGGCAGAAAGAACAGTTAGCAAAGCAAGTCCAAAAGGCGGCAGACGTGGTTGCCTATGTGAAGACGGAACTTATAACAAAAAATGTTGTGACGGAAGTTTACACGCTCAAGGAATAGGTAAAACAGCGAGTGTAACACCTCAAAATGTAACGGCAACGGAAAACAACGGAGTAAGGGTTACAATACGTCAAAACGGATAAAAAAGGTAACAGAATAATAATTTAAAACGTTTAAGAAATATGAACACGAGAAAAACAGTTTACGACAAGTTGTTTACCGAAAAGGTAGAGTTAGCAAAACACGAAGTTGAGTTAGCTTCTATTGATGAAATTCAAAATAGATATAGCGAGTTATATAAAAAACATTTTGGTAAAGCAAGTAATTTAATTTCCGAAGCAAAAAACGAGTTGAGAACATTTATTGATGAAATGGAAAGTTTATCAAAAGAAGGGGTTGATATTGCTAAAAAAGCCAAAGACTTAGGAATAAATGTTGAGTCAATTCCAAATTATAATGATGTTATGAAAAGAATAGCAAGAGATAAAATGCAAGCTATGGAAGATTTAACAAAAACTTTAGCTAAATATAGATAATAAATAAAAACAAAAATGAATACAAATCAAATCTTAAACAAAGTTCGAGTTCTTTTAGGAATGGAAGTGAAGTTAGAACAAATGAAATTAATGGACGGTGTAACAGTTATAGAAGCTGAGTCATTCGAGCCTGAAATGGAAGTTTTCGTAGTTACGGAAGATGACCAAAAAATACCTGTTCCAGTTGGAGAATACGAAATGGAAGACGGACGTATCTTAGTCGTAGAGGTTGAGGGTATCGTTAAGGAAGTGAAAGAGAAAATGGAAGAAGAACCAGCAATGGAAGAAGAACCAACCGTAGAAGTAGAGGTTGAAGCTAACGAAACAACAGCACCTGCGCCAAAGAAAACTATTGAAAGCGTAGTTAAAGAATCTTTCTTTTCAGAAATCGAAGCATTGAAAACTGAAAACGAAACTTTGAAAGCTGAATTGAGCGCATTGAAAACAAAAGAAGTAGAACTAAGCGAAGTTAAAGAAGAGCCGAAGCCTATTTCGTTCAATCCTGAAAATGTAAATCCTGTTGAAATTACTAAAATAGCTTCAAAAAGAGGACGCACAATTATGGATTCTGTAATGAGTAAAATAAACAAATAATAATTTAAAAACAAAAAAAAATGAGTACAACATTAGTTTCTATTTCGAATGACCCACTACGTCAATTGAATGTAGTTGAAAACATTACGGGAGCAATTACTTTGGACGCTGAGGATTCAGGCAAAGTATTTATTCTAAAAGCTGCAACAGGAGCGCAAATAACACTTCCTGCGGTTGCTTCATCTGCTGGACAAAACTACCGATTTATCGTTGGTCAATTGTTCGCTACAACTGCTTGGACTATTAAAGCAGCTTCAAACGTTATCCAAGGTGGTGTTAATGTTAATAGCGTTAACGTACCAGGAGCTGACGAAAACACGATTACATTCGCACACGCTGCTGACACAGTAGGTGATTATGTTGATTTAGTTTGTGACGGAACAAACTGGTATGTTTCAGGACTTGGAACTGCATCGGGTGCAATTACTTTAACCGTAGTTTAATATTTAAAAAATTTATAAAATGAGTACAACAAGTTCAATTACTACTACTTACGCTGGCGAGTTCGCAGGTAAGTACATCGCTGCAGCTTTATTAAGCGCACCAACATTAGAAAAAGGCGGAATTACTATCATGCCTAACGTTAAGTATAAACAAGTTATCAAACGAGTGGCTACTGACGATATTATTAAAAACGCAACTTGCGACTTCGACCCTACATCAACAGTTACTTTGACTGAAAGAATTTTGCAGCCTGAGTCTTTTCAAGTAAATTTACAATTGTGTAAGAGTGACTTTAGAGCGGATTTTGATGCCATTCAAATGGGTTATTCTGCATTTGATGTTTTGCCTAAATCTTTTGCTGATTTCTTAATCGCTCACGCTGCTGAGAAAGTTGCTGCTGGAATGGAAACTTCAATTTGGAGAGGTGTTAACGCAACAGCTGGTCAATTTGCTGGAATCATGACACAATTAACAACTGACGCTGCTTTACCTGCTGCTCAGGAAATCCCTGCTGTTGGTGGTGGTGTTACTGCTTCAAACGTTATCGCTGAGTTAGGTCTTATCGTTGATGCTTTACCTTCTGCATTGTACGGAAAAGAAGATTTAACTCTTTATGTTTCTAACAACATTTATAGAGCTTACGTTCGTGCATTGGGTGGTTTTGCTGCTTCTGGTGTAGGTGCTAATGGTTATGACAACAAAGGAACTAACCAAGTATTGGGGGACCTTTATTTTGACGGTGTTAAGATTTTCTTGGCTAACGGTCTTGCTGCTAACACAGCTTTGTTGGCTCAAACTTCTAACTTGTTCTTTGCGACATCGCTACTTTCTGATTTAAATGAAGTACGAGTTTTGGATATGTCGGAAACTGACGGAAGTCAAAATGTACGAGTAGTTATGCGATTTACTGCTGACGCTAAATATGGTTTTGCTTCTGACTTAGTTACTTACGGAATCACTAATTCAGCTAACTAATCAAATTAAAAATTAATCGAGGGTGGTGAAATAAACGCCACCCTTTTTTGTTTAACATTAAAAAAATAAGATATGAGCTGCGATATAGCACACGGAAGATTAGAAGCATGCAAAGACGGCGTAAGCGGTTTAGATGCTATCTATATTATTAACTACGGGGATTTTAACCCAGACCCTTCAACATTGGGTGGTGACGTTACTTATTCAGTAGCTGCTGGATATGAAGACACTATTTCAGACATTGCAAACATTTCAAGCGTTTACAAATTTGAATTGAAAGGAGCAAATTCATTTGAGCAAACTATTCAGTCTTCAAGAGATAACGGAACTACTTTCTTTGAGCAAGTTTTAACAGTACAATTGAAAAAACAAGACGTACAAACGCATAAAACGGTTAAATTGTTAGCTTATGGACGCCCTGTTATCATTGTTAGAACACGAGGAAATGAGTTCTTTATTGCAGGACTTCAAAGAGGTATGGACGTTACAGCTGGTACTGTTTCTTCTGGTACTGCAATGGGTGACTTTAACGGATATTCTTTGACGTTTACAGGAATGGAAAACATACCTGCTAACTTCTTGAATACTTCATCTGAAAGCGATTTAGCTTCAACTATTTTGAACGGGGCTACAATTGTAGATTCATAGACAATTTCTGTTTCTCCATAGATTAAGACCCTGCCAACTTGGTGGGGTTTTTCTATTTTAGAAACACAAACACGAATTGAACGTTTATAATATATGAACGTATTAACGACTTCAACAGATTCTCAATTTTTAAACATCGTACCGCGTTCGGTAACTTTTGATGAGTTAATATTTACGGACGATAGTACAAACACACCAGAAGTAATTACAATTGTTGATGTAGTTGATAAAGTATATTACCAACAAATCGAAATTGAGTGTGCTTTAATTGAAAACCACTATTATAACGTTGAATTATTTAATGATGGTGATTTAGTGTTTAGAGGTAAAGTATTTTGTACTGATCAACCTGTTGTTTCATTCTCAGTTAATAACAGCGATTACACAAGCCACACAAGTGGAAACGAATTTATAGTTTATGAATAACTTACATATATTAAACTTAGCGAAATACGAAGCACCTACAATTTCGGAAAACAAGCGAAATGAATGGGTAACGTACGGAGAAAATAACAACTATTTCAATTTCCTTATTGAACGTTATAAAAATTCTACTACGAATAACGCAATTATAAACAATATAAGCCGTTTAATTTATGGTCGTGGACTATTTGCAATAGATGCTAATAAAAAGCCGAATGAGTACGCTCAAATGATGGCTTTATTCAATCAGGATTGCTTACGTAAATTGTGTTTTGAGCTTAAAGCTTTGGGTCAATGTGCTATTCAAGTTCACTATGACAAAAATCATAAAAAGATTTTAAAGGCTTACCATATTCCAGTTCAATTGTTAGCACCTGAAAAGTGTAATAAAGAAGGCGAAATAGAAGCTTATTACTATTCAGATAATTGGGAAGATGTTAAAAAGTTTCCACCTAAAAGAATAAGTGCTTACGGGTATTCAAACGACGAAATAGAAATACTTTACGTTAAGCCGTATAGCTTAGGAATGAAATATTTTAGCTATGTTGATTATCAGGGAGCGATTAGTTACGCTTTACTTGAAGAGGAAGTTGCAAATTATTTGATTAACGAGGTGCAGACGTCTTTTTCTGGGACCAAAATCGTGAATTTTAATAATGGCACCCCTACTCCTGAGCAACAAGACCAAATTTCAAGTCAAGTTTTAGGTAAATTAACTGGCTCAGGTGGACGCAAGGTAATTGTAAGCTTTAACGAAAATACTGAAACACGAACAACAGTTGAAGATATACCATTAAACGATGCCCCTGACCATTACACTTATTTAAGTGAAGAGTGTTTACGTAAGATAATGTTAGGTCATAACGTAACAAGCCCACTTTTATTTGGTATTGCTTCAAGTAATGGATTTAGCTCAAATGCAGACGAGTTAAAAAATTCAAGTATATTATTTGACAACATGGTTATTAAACCATTCCAAGATACAATAATAGAAGCGTTAGATAAGATTTTAGCTTTTAACGGAATATCTTTGAAATTAGCGTTTAGAACTTTGCAGCCTTTGGAATTTACGGATTTAGAAAACGTACAAACCGAAGAACAAAAAGCCGAAGAAACGGGCGTAGAATTAAGCAAAGATTCTGTAATTGCACAGGCTTTAATTGACTTAGGCGAAGATGCTCAGGATAATTGGGTTTTAATTGACGATTACGAAGTAGACTACGAACAAGAAGACGAAGCGGATAAAGAAATTGAAGCATTAAATAATCCTAAACAAAGTTTATTAAGTAAGTTAGTAAATTTAGTTTCAACTGGAACAGCAAACCCGAGAGCAAAAAGCGAACAAGACGATACAATAGACGGTATTCGATTTATTACTCGATATACTTACGACGGAACGATTAAAGAAAACAGCCGTGAATTTTGTAAAAAAATGGTTCAAGCTGGTAAATTTTACCGAAAAGAAGATATTTTAAGAATGTCAAATCAAACTGTAAATGAAGGTTGGGGTCCACGTGGCACAGATTTATATTCAATTTGGTTATATAAAGGCGGTGGAGCTTGCGGTCATGCATGGCGAAGAAAAACGTTTATAGCTTTTGATGATAAAAGCGGTATCGACCCATTAAGTCCAAAGGCTAAAACTATTTCAACTACAAAGGCTGAAAAGGCAGGTTATAGAATACGAAATAATAATTTAGTTGCTATGCGCCCAAAGGATATGCCGAATCAAGGCTTTTTACCAACGAATAAACGATTTCAATAATGGCAGAAGCATTACTAATCACTCGTAACGATATCGTGCGTTTTACGGCTTTAAATGGCAATGTAGACACGGATAAATTTATTCAATTCATTAAGATAGCTCAGGACATTCACATTGAACACTATTTAGGCACGCAGTTAATTCAAAAGATTAAAACTTTGATTTTAAATGGCGATATCAATGACCCTGTTTTTGAAGATTACAAAGACCTTTTAGAAGTTTACGTTAAACCTATGTTGATTCACTGGGCTATGGTAGAATATTTACCAAATGCAGCTTACACAATAGCAAACAAAGGAGTTTATAAACATAGTTCTGAAAACGCGGAAAACGTTGATAAAACTGAAATAGACTTTTTAATTACGAAGTATTCGAATATAGCGAAGGAATACACGGAGCGTTTTATAGAGCATATAATTTATAATCAGGATATATTTCCCGAGTACAACACGAACTCGAATGGAGATACTTTTCCAAACGATATTAATAACTACGGCGGCTGGATTTTGATTTTATTAAGTATTTTTAATTTATATATATAAGCGTATGCATGAAGTATGGAAGCCAATTAAATCGTATGATGGCTATTTTGAAGTAAGTAATTTAGGTAGAGTTCGAAGTATTACAAGAAAAATAGAAAGAACAGACCCAAAAAAAATGACAGAAAAAAGATTATTTACTTATCATGGTAAATTAGTTTCATTTTGGATTACTAAAAAAGGTTATTTGAGATTAGCAATAGCAAAAGACGGAA